GACACTGCCCTTGAATACTTCAAGGATCTAACATGTCACTTCATTGACCATGAGGCATTCTTCTTATGGAAAGAAAAGTATATCGAATACCTTGGTAGAATATTAGAATTCCCTGTAACGACAGATGGCATCGACAATTTTATAACTGTCGATGCCAACCATAAGTATGTCTTCCCAGTGCAAGAGCACTGGTTAGACAATGAAATTCGTAAAGGTCGTAAACCTTTTAGTAAGCGGCTATAGCAGTATTGCTATTAGAGATCTCTAGAAGATCTGCTCTCATACGCTCAACAAGTGCAAGGACACGAGTCTGTAGTTCTTCACTACCTTCTACTAGTTTAGAAAGAGCACGACCACCTAAGTTGGCGTGGAATCCTTCATCCTTAGCAATAGTAGCATAGCGAGTGGAGATGAACTTGTCTTCTACACATTCTGCCATTTCATTCCAGACTGCTTCTGCTCTACCTTCTGCTACCAATTGGTATGCAGCAAGTGCAGCAGGATCTGATGATGCTTCATACTTCTCAAGAAGTGATGCACCCTTTGCCTGTGGAGTCTTTGCTTCTTCAGCAAATGCAGTAGCAACATCAACCGTTTCTCCAGTGATGTGCTCTATAACTTCTTTCACCATACGGAAGTGCTTAGCTTCGTCTAGTGCTTGCTTAGAAAGTAATTCTAAGTCTTTTACGTCTGTAGAAGGATCTGCGGAAGCAACCTGACCAGCGATGGCATACATATTCTGAGCTTCGTTGACCATGCGTCCACGGAAGTGCTCAACTAGATACTCATCACTTGGGTTGGAAGCGAAGAAACGACGAACGTTTGAGCGAGATGCGTCAAACAAACCTTTGTTTCCTTCCTTGATCTTCTTTACGAAATCTGTTCCAGAAAGCATTGTAATTAACCTGTCTACAGATTTATTTATACAGATCCATGAAAGTTTTTTCCATCCTTAGACATAGGATGTGAACAATAGCAAGGTGGAAAACTATTACATTTGTCTATAAGAGATTCCTTTATTGAGTTAGTAAGAGTACCCTTATAATCATTTACGCAATTTCTTATGACATCCCATTGATGATTGTCTAGGTAATCTTTACGCTCAGGAACATAACCTCTTGCCTCAGAATACATTATCTCATAATGTTGATGTGCATTGACAACCTTGATCATCAGGTTTATCTCTTCTTCAGAAAACTCTATATGAAAATTATCTTGCTTCTCATATACTGCCTTCTTGATAATTCTCTTTAACTTTTTGTCTTGATTCTTACTAACAACTAATGATACCTCATCACTCACATATAACCAACCACTCAAACGACCAGGTAATTCTTTTGGTTCAGTTCTAAGTAGGTAGTCACTAGTGAACACACCAAGTATACTAACATCTACTTCTTTTATAATATCACCACTTAGATCAAGGGTAAGATTATCTATCCCATTGACCTTTATTATTCTGAAATTATAAGAATCTTTTAGCTTAGGATATTTCATTTCTTTGTATATATAAAGAAATAGCGAAGATGACCCTGTTTAGTGTATTCTTTTTCGATACACTTTATGGTATAATTGAATCTTTCAGCAACTTCATGAATCTTATTTAGTGTCCAAGGATACCATTCTATATCACCATAGTCTGTCCAGTCATGTGGTATACCAGGGTTTACTCTGAATATTGCTTCCTTCCTCCATAAGACATGAAGTCTTTCTAATTGGTAATCAACATCACCAAAGTTTATAGAACCTAAGCATAACGCTATGTCGAATGCCACACCTCTATAATCTTCTATAGATGATTTGACATCTGCTGCAGGGTTATAAGGATCTATTCCTATCAACCTATCGATCTTACCTTTGAACCTATTGTATCCACACCCAACGTCTATTACACTAGAAGGTTTCTGATCATTAACATAATCGACCAACTGATAGCCAGAATACTTAAGACATTCAAAATTTTGATCTTTCCATTTTCCACTAAAATATGATTCCATGAAAGTTTATCTTGCAGGTCCAATAGAACTATGCTCTGACGATGAAGTTCATATATGGAGAGATTATGTATGTGATAGAGTACCTGAGAGTATAGAGATTATACAACCAAAGTATCATCTAGGTACTGCTGAAGATATATTTGTCAATACAAAAAGTAATGTGGAAGAATGCGATATAGTCTTTGCTTATCTTCCAAAATGTATCAATGAAAGAAGAGCATCCTATGGAACAATATTCGAGATATCATATGGATTTGCATTAGGAAAAAGAGTACTCATCATATCAGACGATGAGTACGTACAATCCCACCCTGTTCTAAAAGGTGCTGCTACTGAATTTTACCAGTGTATTGACAGTGCTTTATCATCCATGTAATTCAGGTTCTTCTCCTGCTGGAAGTGGTTCTTCTACCTCTCCACCATCTACTTGTGGTGGTGCAATAGCTGCTTCTAATTGCTTACTTAGAGAAATAATTTTTGCTTCAAACGCTATGTTCTGTGTAAGCAAAGCATTGATCCTACCTTGATACACCTGCAGTAAAGCATTTACCTCTTCGCTGTTCATGATATGTTTTATAAAACTGTCTTATATATGCTAGAACGAACCACCATCTATCGTTATATTTTCGAGTGAACGGGTGGTTCCAGAACACGAAATTACTTGTGTTTGACCTGCACAGTCATTCAGATATAATGAACCTATTTCAAGAGCTGCATATGAACTTGTTGTTAGTACACTTGAAGCTTCAGATACCACTGCACCACAAACTATTCTTTGTTCCGAATCATCCCAGAACACAGCAGCTTTCTTAGCAGTACCACTGAAGTAATTCATTATAACACCAACGTCCTTGTTGGTATCACTAGTCAATGCAGAACCATCTACAACCTGTAGTTCAAGAAGAACGTCTTCTACAGTTGTATTGACAGTATTGATCTGTGTTACTGTACCACTGATGGTTAGATTACCACCAACAGATAGGTTACCTGTAGTGTTTTGATTAGCATTACAGGTAAGTGTTGCTCCATCAAATGTCAGTTTTGAACTGTCTTCTAGTAGACCACCAGTACCAGCAACAACAACTCTATTAGCAGTTAGGTCTTCTACCTTGGCAGATGCCACAGTTGCAATACCAGTGACAATATGATGTGTTGAGTTTAGAAATCCAACTGTACCTACACCTGCTACATTTATCGCTGTTGCTTCACCACCAACTGATGTATCCCATGATAAAGTACCAGAACTATCACTCTTTAGAAATCCATTATTGATAGCAGCCCCTGGCATTACATAGTCTTGATCACTACCTAATGTGGCAGGTGCTTTGATTGTTACTGCATGAGCACCATTATTTCTTGCTTCTACAAGTTTTACTCCAGACGCTGCTGTAGCACTACCTTCTTCCCAAAATCTTCCTGAACCTATAAACTTATTATTACTTGTCGTAGAGTCTATACCAACATATAAATCAAACTTATCTGAGGTAAAACCTGGTTCACCAGCTTGTAACCCAGGCAAACTTGCAAGGTTACCTCTTTTAAATTGTAAGACTGGATTCGCCATTTGTTAAAACTTTCCTTCTTAGTATTTAGATTTTATTACCAAGTGCCAGCATCAAGGTCAATTTTATTATCTAATTGTACGTCCAGTTCAGTGACTAAGCTGTTTATCACTGAAGTACTAAATCCTGCTGGACCTGAAGATGATCCAGCTGCAGAATCAATTAATGAATCTGGACTGATAAAAGAAAAATTGTCTGCTCCAGCATTATAAGAAAGAACATAATTTGTTCCAACACCAACGCTTATAGCTGTTGATATAATGTCTGATATGTCTCTGAGATTTGCCACAGTTTCGTCGTCAGGGGAGAATACGGATTTTGTTTCACCTATTTTTACTGAGTAAACTTCAGTTGAACTAGTAAAACGTACTGTCGGTTGACCATCTAAATCAGAGTCAGCAATTGATGAGGATAGTCTAACAAGATCAGACATATCATGCTGCTGCCGAAGAGTTTACCAACGCTTGACCAGAAAAAATCTTAGTCTTCGTACCATTATTAAGATTAGTTATAATAACATCATACTCGTATCTACCTGCGGTAATGATACCAGTCTGTGTGTCAGTCAATGATATTGTTAGGTTTCCGTTTGCTGGTGTGTTACCGTAAGTAGCAGCAAATCCAACATAACCTGAAGCTTCTGCATGTTTTCTCATTTTTGCTGAGAAATTATACAGACTCAAGTTCAAAGGAGAGTTATCCTTTTTCTTTACATCAAATGTAGAAGAAAAATCTGTCCCCTTCTCAATTTGGATATTTACTGATGGTACTGCCATGTAAACCTAATTCAGTATAGTTATTTATTTTGTTGGAGAATCAACTGTTTCAAAGTCTCAATTTCACCTCGTAACTCATCCAGTTCGACCTTCTGTTTTAGACGAGATTCTTTATCATTCATGTATCGATTGAACGCAGTTTCATCTGTGTTCAATATCGCTGTCGTCTTCAGATCCCTCTCCAGTTGAGGATGATCTTCTACTTTCGTTCTCTTTGATCGGATACTCATCGTCTAATGTTCCATTTAGTACGTCGTATAATAACCACCAAGCCATTATGCTGTTGCAATTGCTCTAAAGTCTAGTAGTTCTGGATCTTCTGCCTGACTAGTAGATCCAATATCGACCTTGACTTGGAATCCAGTGAACTGAGGTAGATCCTCAACTGTGAACTCATAATCAATGAACTGATTTTCAAGACTTGGAACAATCTTTCTATCAGGTAAACCACTATTACTCTTAGCGTTGATAACATCGCCAGAAGCATTTAGGTTATCATAACCAGGCATCAACTGGAATGCTGAATCAATTTCATCACTGTCTGCTCTGAACAATCTGTACAGAACTCTAACCGTAGATGACTGAGGTCTGTATGCTGCAAAGATAACTTTCAATCCAGTTGCAGGATTGTCTAGTTTTATAACCTTTGTAAGATACAAGAGTTCATGTGGATCATATATTGTATTCGCTCTTCTATCAGTAATAAAGTTAGCGATAGGAGAGTTGACCCTTGAAGATTCAGTCATTAGAGAACTTCTGAATACATCAACAGTAGGAGATACATTAGGACTATTGGTGCTCAAATGAACATCCAAAGTCAATGATTTAGATCCAGGTAATGCGGTCAACTTAGAATCTTCATTCTCCTTAGAAGCAACTATTCTAGGTTCTGAGAACTTAGTCTCACCAGATATAGACAATGCTTGATAACCTTTGTCTACAAATGATGCCTCAGTTCCACTGACACTTGTTCCAGTAGTTGTTCTTAGATTAGCCTCAATCCTTGTGCGAGGTGGAGTACGATGAATAATGTTAGGTGTAACAGTTTCAAATTGGATGTTTGTAGATCCTTTACCATTGGTTCCACCACTATGCTTATCCTTAGTAAATGCTACAGTACCATCAATCTTACAATGATACTGATCTAGTGTTATCTTATCTTCTATTGTATTTGTAACTTGTGCAAAATTATGTTGAGTATTGATCTTCCTTAGAGATACCCCAGATAATTCATACTTCTGTATAGGATCATCTACAACATATGTTCTAGAAATACTATCATCTATACCCCTAGTGATAGTTCCTGAAAGTTGATTAGTTCCAACAGAAGTATACTTGACGATTTCATCTCCAAGTAAAGCATATCCAGGATTACTTGCTGATACATTAGCACCCTCAAAGAAACCAAATCCAGTACTATTTCCTATACTAATAACACTAGTTGCACTTATACCATAACCAACAGTTAGTTTAGTAGGTACAGAATCACCAGAAACACTATTCAGTCTCACTAAGTTATTGACAGCATGGTTTCCATGATCAGGATGAGTAACCTTGAAATGCTTACCATCGTACTGATCTGTGTTTACAGTAACAGTAGCAGGTTTGATATTAGCAAGAGTTACACCATAACCTAGTGTTGGGTTATAGTACTGAATAAGGTTAGTTGTATCGAAGTTAGTATTTGTACATCCAGTTAGTATCAATGCATTTGTACCAGTTGTAACACCAACTGTTAGAACTAGATTCTGTCCTAAACCTTTAGTACCAAGTGCAGCAGTGATAGTATCACCAACTTGATATCCACTACCTGTCTGAACACCCTTGACAGTTGCTCCAGTGATAGCACCAGAAGATACTGTAACAACACCAACAGCACCTGATCCCTTACCAGTAACCGTTGTGAAATTTACTGTACTGTAAGTAGCATCTTCGTATCCAGCACCAGCATTAGTAATAGACAATGTACTTGCAGAAGTACCAAGATGTGCTAGTTTATCAGTAACAATACCCTCAGCACCAGCATTAGAGTTCTGTAGTATCTTAGTACCGATGTCTACAACAGCACCAGAAGCACCTACAACAGACGAAGTTAGACCTACGGTTACTCTCTTAGCAAATGCTTCAATTGGGTTCTCAGGGAGTCTATTCCTCTCTTGGTTTAGACCTAACTGTGGGTTGTACAATCTAACTGTACCTGTCTCCATTGTGAACTCTGCTTTATAGCAGTTATACTTCATATCTTCTAACTGTGATGCAGTCCATGTACCACGAGTCTGACCTTTGAATAGTGATCCAAGACTAGGTTGTTGTGCCACAATAACCTGACCTAGTTCGGATAAATTAGCAGTTGTTATCTCTGCTTCACCCATCTGGGATATCCATAGGTTATAATCTGCAGTATTTGCATCCATAATAAAAGCATACTCACCTTCAGGTAAGTAAACTGGTCCTGGGAATGTAAATTTAGTTTCTAAACTAGCATCATTAGATATTACAACCTGATCTGGATTCAGTTCAGCCTCACCATGTTTAGCAATTTCTCTTGATGGATATCCATTCACCATCTTCACGATTCTACATGTAACAGGAATACTTGCTGACTTGGATTGGAAGTAAACCCCAATTGCAGTAATACAAACACCTGTCTCCTCAGTCACAAAGAAACTCTGTGCTAATGGGTCACCATCATCTTGCTGAGGCATTTGATGAATAATCTCAGTGACTTCAGTGATATTGTTAGTAACTCTGTTGTCAATGTTAGTAATATTATTCGTAACAAATGTATTGTTATTGATGATTGGTGGTGGGAAGACTGGTTCTACTCTAGTCAGAGTAGTCTCAGTAATACGGAATCCTTCAGATTCATGGTCTACAGACGCACGACTGAAGTTCATATTAGGAAGTTGATCCTGTGGTCTTATACTTGCAAGACGTGCAGTGTTAGTACCATTCTGGAACTCATTGCCTGGTATGTAATAAGACCCTTGAATAGCACCTAGGTTATCACTAACCAATCTAATATTACTTACATCTGCTTCAGCACCACTATTCTCACCAACAAGTCTCATACCCATTGTTACATATCCAAAGAAGTTACCATCAGACTTCTGATTCAATGATTGACAATCAATGTTTAGAACTGAAGTAGTCTCAGAATAAGCAGATGATAGACCAACGCTAGGACCATATGGGTTCTCTGTATAGATTAGAGTTGGAGAATTGTAAGGACCATCTTTATGGTTAGGTGAAGCAAGTCTAAATCTTATCTCAGCATCACTATTGAATACAGTACCACTTACTGTCTCACCAATTTGGAACGCACCTTGAATAGGTGTTACTTCTAATAGTTTAGGTATGGTACGAGTATTGTTCTCAATCATATCTGTACCAGACCACCAGTTATAGTGGTTGATACCTGGCTTCAATCTTGTACCAGTGAAAGCAATATTCTGCTCTCTCATCATAGGTTCTGGTTCAGTCTGAGATATGAAATCATCATTGAAACCAATACCATCAGCTCTGGTAATTTGAATCCTATCAACGTATACGTCAGAGGAAGGATTCAATGAAAGTCTACCACCCCATGTTCTAAATGCATATGGGTTGATACTTTCTACTCTAGTAGCAAATGGTTGCTTAGAGAAGTCTGGTGATTCTGTGTATGCTAGACTACAGATGTCACCTGTCTTTACAATATTAGGTGAACCTAGGTCAGTAGCATATCTTGGGTCAACACTAGGATCTGGAGCACCATCAGTACCAACTACAGAGTTAGAACCAATGAGTAGATCTATAGCATCAAAATTCTTTCTTGCTACAAGTTTACCATCTCTTATATCATACTTCAATTCTCCTAATTTCTTATCTGCAATATCAAAGTTATTGAATGGATCTACAACAAAACCATTCTTGAATCTATCAAGACCTGTTGTAGGATCAGTAATAACTAGACTTTCTGTCTTACTCTCTAGTAATGACAGTGCAGTTACTTCTTCAATATTTTCGATACGGGTCTCAAGAGCACCAATATCTTTCATCGTATAACGCTTGTTACCAGTAAAGGTTATCTTTACATCCTTTCTAGGATCATAAACATAAGGTTTGTACTCTACAATTGCGAGTTCAAATGACTCAGGATTGATTTCTGGCTTGGCTGGTTTGACAGCAGGAGTTCCTTTCTTGACACTGAATGAACGATCTTGGTTGACATATAGTCTATCAATCCTTCCAAGATAGTTACTATAATCAAAGGTAAGGTTCTCATCAGATACTAATACTGCAGTATTCTGACCAGCACCACTGAAGTCTCTTGAATCAAATTCGAATGGTGATCTACCGCCAGTATGGTTTGCTACCCGTGGTCTTAGGTCAATAGCGTCAGTATTTCTGACCCCTTCCATAGCAGGAACAGTGTCATAACTATCTTTAGTGTAACTATTAACGGTAAGTACGTCACCAGAATCTTGCGAATTGATGATATAGTAGTCATAGAAGATCTGGAGTCGTCCTTGTGGTTCTGGGAAGTTTTGTTTCCTAACCAACCTACCGAAGTCGTAGTAGTCTGATCTTTGTCCATTGTCGAGTATAAAGTTATTTCGTATGTTAGGATCACCAGGATCTACAGAACCAAGAACTGCCTTTACTCCACTCTCTTCAAACGTCACCTCTTCATTCTTCTCAAAGATATTATGATTCATGAATAGAACACTTATCTTAGTTGAACTATCCCTCTGCATAACCTTAGCAGCAGCACCTGAACTCTTACCAATACCAATCTCACCTAAGATAAGATCAGTGTTATCATTATTAGGACCATTATAAGATCCAAGTGTTATTGATGGTGTAACGGGAGCACCAGTACCTGATGACTCAAATACAGCAGCAACAGATACTACATCAGGAACATTCAATGATATTTCTCTATCCTGAACTCTCAAACCATATGCAGAACTAGGAGTAAGACCATCTCCAAGAGCAGTAGTAATACCAGAGGATGAACGGTTAGATCCTGTAACTAATAGACTAGCACTACGAACTAGAGTCTTTTGTTTAGACTTGACCTTAGATTTTTGTTGTGTACTATGTACAATTACGTTATTCGATTGTGATGCAGTAAGACCAGATATAGTTACACCCTTAGCACCACCAGTCAAAGCAACTTGATCTGATGTAAGAGCAGCAACAGTACCATTGGTATATACAACAGTATATCTTTCCTCATCAAATGGAGCATAAACATAGTCAGTTCCTGTCAAGGATGGTAGATCTAACTGACCTGAACCATCAGTGCTTTGTGCTGTATTCTCTACTCTTATTTGTAAAAGTGAATCAGTTAGATCTACTGACTCTATATTAGTATTAGGCAACTCAGCATATAAAAATCCACTCTTAGAATCTCTAAGTTTAGATGCAATAATCTTTAAGTCAGCAACCGTCTCAGTAGAACTTGGTAATGCCTTATGACATATACCAGAGATTGTAGCTGGAGCAGCAACCACAGTAATATTATTGTTTACGGGACTAATAGCACTTACTACGTTGTAAGTAATATCAGTCTGACCGCCACGCTTATATGCAACAACATCTCCTATCCTAAAATGCTTGACCCAACCAGTAGTACCACATGTAACTACACCACCACTCGTTATACTGAACGAACGTCCAGTAAATTCCTTTTTGGGTTCTAGAACTACATCAGCAGCAAATGTTCTACCACCAGCAGTAGATCTTACTGCCTTGACATCTGCTAAGTCATAATCTGTAACAGCAGTTATGACTCTACCATCTTGAACACCATTGATGATAATAGGTTCATCAACTACAAAGGAACCAACTACTTGGTTCAATGTTATACCAGTAGCACCTGATACAGCAGTGCGTAGGAAACCCTTTGCACCGCTTCTAGCACCCTCAATTATAGCAGGAAGTGCAATCGTATGTGCTTGGTTGACAGTCAGTTGTACGTCCGTTTGAATGTCAAACAAAAACAACTCATATACACTAGTAGCATCTACATAAGCAGCATTTTGTAATTTGTAATCATATATTCTTGCTCTACCAATACTACTACCAGAAGCAGTTGATTTAGTACTACCTAATCTTGCACTACGTAAATCAACATAATCAGAAGTAGCAGCGTCTAATTTTATCTGTGCAGCACTAAGAACATTATTCAATCTTAGTTTATTTCCTGCTTCAAAAGGAACAGCAGAAGATTCTACTAACTCAGTTGTTCTGGGTTTCTCAACGTCTATAAAACGAGTACCATATACTTCTGTCTCATAACCTTTGACGTATGCTTTACCTGCACCAACTCTGATGTTCAGTAAATCCTTACTAGGATCATTACCTTCTTCAGTCTTGTTCTCTGGGAAGAACGTTCCAAATACAGAATACCTGTCATTTAGACATTCTTTTGCTTCTAGATCAAACTTTCTGACGTAGTAATCTCCACTCTCATCATAAGTTCTTCTAGCCCATTCTTTTGCAATTTCACCATATATTGTTTTGTCTGCTACAAATGAATCAACACCTTCTCTAGTTTTTAGAAGTTCTATAAAATTCTCATCATTGAAATCATCTATGTCCTTCTTACCAAGAGATAGAGTAATTCTAAATCTATCAGCACCAGGAGCAGTATAGTTGGAATATCCTGCAGCATTATCGTATAATGTATTATCATCTACTGCTGTTACTAATTCTTCTTTTATGAAAAATCCAACTCTATATGTTGGTTGATTGGTATATTGATCTAATATTAGAGTCTCTTGTTGTACCTCAACAAATGTTCCACGAACAAACCATACACCTTGAGTTACTGTGAATGCTGATCCAATTGCATTAGCATTTGAACTAATAGCAGTAGCGAAATCAGATCCAGATGATATTGTTGTACTACCGTAAGTAAAATCAGTTAGAGTAGTAAGATTCTCACCATCTATAAATTCTTCTCTACTTAGATCATCTGACCCTTTATTGTATTTGATATAAAGAGTTGTATGACTAGTAGAAGAAATTGTAGAAGAAAGAACGTTTACAACCTGAGCAGTTACACCAGAATCCCTACCTTGGATTACTAAACCTACAAGCTTATCATAGTACAATTCTACGGGAACACCAAAAAACGTAGATTCTACTTTGACGCAAGAGTATGTAACATCCTTTTTAAACACACCAGGAATCACCACGGATCCCTCTTTGAACATATGTTTACCAAACTTCTCTATCTGTCCTTGAAGGATAGATTGAAGTGTAGTTAGTTCCCGTGCTTGTACGGGTGTGCCAGGCTTGAAAAGAACTTTACTAAAGTTCTTCGATGAGTCAAAATCATCAAAATATGGACTGACATTTAAGTTGGTGTTCTGTGGCATCAGATTAGAATTCTAAGATGATTTTAATATCTTCACGTTGGTTTGTTGCTCTAGTGACTTCAGGTCTTTGATCAACATAGATTATGTTACCTGAGTATTTTTCAATCTCTGGATTAGCAACACCACTGTTGTATGTTTGACCGAAGTAGTAGGTTCTAGAGTTTACTGTTGTAGAAACTCCTGTAAAACCTGCATCAATTGCTAATGTCTCAGTTCCAGTAGTTGTCGTAACTATCAAGTTGTTACTACCACCAGTACCAGGGTTCGCTTGAAATCTATTTAGTTGGTATCCATAGGTGGGTTTTGACCCAGAAGAGTTGTCTACAGCAAGGCTTCTGTCCTGCCAATACTGTAAAATTCTAGTAGTAGGATCGTATCCAACAATCTTACCTGCAGCAGTTGAACCAACTCCAACTGTCTGTGTAACAAGACCATCAGTTTCAACTAACAAACTAGTAGTTGCAGATCCAACAAGACGTAAACCATATGTTCCAGAAGCAGAAGAAGCAGTTAGTAAATTAGTACTACCATATGCTTTAGGATTTTCAATAATTCCTAAACGTGCAAACTGGTTTCCTGTTGGGAAATCAGGGTTAGTAACATCACTGTTCTCTATCCTCGAATATACAAGAACCTTATTAGCACCGAGTTCTCTGTATATGTCAGCACCATGTCCACCTGGAGGAGGGACAATAACTGAGAATGAAGCACCATCACCAGTTACAACAGAATCTAAATCCAGAGTAGCAAACGAATAACCCGATCCACCATTCGTTACCTGTACTGAAGATGGTTTACCGTTGATGAATGTGACAGATGCCAGTCCGTCTTGTCCATCTCCTCTAATAGGTACACCATTCTTAGTTCCATTGAATTGATATGATGCATTACTTACATCTTCAATTACAATAGTTTCAATCTTACCGTCTACAGCAGCATTCCTTACATCTGATACATTGGCATTCGTTGCCCAATCAGCAGGTACTGGTATATAATCTGCACTATCAAACTTGATGATATCACTTGGTTTGATAGTATAAAGATACTTCCAAACATAACCATCACTCTCTAACCTAGGTTGTAAGTCAGTATGAGTTGGTTCCTCTAGTGATATAACACCTCCACCACTGTTAGATGGTGACGCTCCATTATAGATGCACTCATAGACTCTAAAGTCAGAGTTCATTATGAAGAAGTTTGTGTTATAAAGTGTAGTCGCACTAGTTTGTGGACTCAAATTATTGATACTATAATCCTGACGATACATCTCGTATATCGTTCCACTCTTCCAAGTGACTTTTGGGACTACTCGTAACACATCAGTAGATGTGATTTTTTTGGCAGATATTAGAGTATCGTAGATGTTATCATGTTCATCAAAATTATCAATGGGTGCTGGAGTGTTTGTATTCCAGTCCGATGCAACTTCAGTTGCATTAGGAAGTCCAATGAAGACATAATAACTATTATCACTGGTCGAAATTCCGCTAACGAAATTTGTCGCATTCAATACTCTGATCTGATCGGTGATGACTGCTGGCACTATTTTGAAACTTAAATCAGTTCGTAATGTTTATTTATGTGTAATCTAGAGATAGTTTTGCTGTTCTCTGTATTTCGGGCGCAGTTGATAGTCCAGTTAGACCGTTGAGTGTGTTAACAGTGTATGCTAAACCAACAGCAGTTGTCGTGAATCTTGCCCAACTATATGACCCATAATAATTAGAAACACCAGAACTAAGTCCAGTAAAATTCAATCCATGACCTGACATAACCTCAGCATGGACTCTCATAGTCTGTCCAGTTCCTACCCTAGTCAGATGACTACACTGGTAGACACCATCAAGGAATTGTGTTGCAATTCCAATTGTAGAAGCACCATTACTGGAACGTGCTGTTACACCAGCACCAACGTTAGAGTTACTTACAACGAAGTAATCACCAGTTCCTATTCCAGTATTAGTGAGTCCTCCTAATTTAGTTTGTCTTATATCGGAGTTAGTAGGTATATGTAATTCAAATACAATACCTTTAGCACTACAACCAATTCCAGTAATAGTACCATGATCACCTAATAAAGTAACACCTTCTTTCTCTTTGAATGGATTGGTAAATCCAGTAGTACCAAAACCAGTATTGTTCTTTTCAGTATCCACTATCCTTATAGTGAAACTTGAAGTATTAGGATCTTCACTCATTCTAAAGTTTATTAGTCCTGACTGACCATACACTTTAGTATCAAGTGGTCCTACATTTGCAATGATACGTGTAGCAGGATGTATTCCACTAGAATAAAGTCCTCTTGACTTTGATACTTTGATACCATCTATCAATTTATCATCCACCTGCTTACTCCAAGTTACAGGTCTTAGTGGAGTCTTACCTGAATATATTCCTTGACTCTTATAGATTGTTGTCTGTAATGTTTCTCTAGAAACTGGTTCTCTAATTGTTCTTTCTTCTTGCGGTAAGATTGATCTCTGTGATGGTGGACTGTCAATAGTAATTTTATCACCTTTCTTGATAGTCTCTACAGCCTCTGTTGTAGTAACATCAGCATCAGTACCTCTATAGAATAGAACCTGTAATGAAGAACCTGCAGCAGGTGCTTCAGTAAACTTGACCTGTGTTCCACCATCAAAATTATATGCAACACCTGGTTTCTGTAGAACATCATTGATAAAGATCAATAATATATCATCAAGACTTATTGGACTACCAATTGTCTTCTCAATACTAACTGCACTATTGTTTTCAGTAAGGGTGAACTGAGTTCTACTACCATTGAATAAGTGTGACCAATCATCTAAGATTTGGAACTTACCAAGAGTCCATGCAGCAAATTTATCATCTGATGTTTCAGTTATAGTAAACTGAGCAGGTGTAAAGTTAGTACCAGCAGTAGCAACAGTTGGTATACCAACAATCTGAATTTGCTCACCCACTGTATAACCATAACCAGTATTTGTTATAACAGGAGCAGATATACTATTACCAGTAGAAACGTTTACTGTTATAGATGCACCTATACCAGTTCCAGAACTGACCAATTTCAAATCATCATATCCATAAGGACTATCAAATTCTATTAGTGGTACATCAGTCCAAGTGTATCCAACACCAGGTGTACCCATCCATATCTTGCTTATATTACCATTGAGAACTGAGAATGTTCCTGCAGCACCTGTGGTAGGACTACCACCTCTAACACGTACCTTGAATACTGTATTATCACCTCTATAACCACTACCTGTAAATCCTATAGCAGCAGTAATAGTTCCAAATCCAGATACTACAGCAGTACCAAATCCTGCCTGTAGTCTCTGATAACCCCAACCTTGAGTATTACCAAAACCAGCTATGATACCTCTTCTTGGTAGTCTATTTGCATTCACATCAGATGTACTATATGTCTCAGACTGACCCTCAAAATCATTACCAGTAAATCTAATAGATGTTATACCTGTAGTAGATCCACCAACAAAATCATAGTCTATATCTGGTTTCTGGAATTGATTGTTTAGTAAAATTACACCAAAGTCAGTAGTGATACCAGTTATATCTGAACCACCACTCTTCATAGTATATGTCTTTGCTATACCAGTAAAGTCGTCTGATATATCATCTACGATAAGATTACCAGTATAGTCTGATCTTATAAATGCTCTACCTTGGAAAGAACTACCTTCTACAACATCTGCAACGAGTAACTTATGTGTACCTATACCAGAACTAGTCAATGTCACAGCAGTGCCAACTAATGCTAATCCTTTAGTGTCAGCAAAAGAGAAGTTGTTGGGAGCATTCTTAATAATATAATAATCTTCATTACCGATCAAAGGTGATGGTGGATTTATAGATCTAAGCTTTACTTGAGTACCAGTATTGAAGACTTCCGTCAGAGCAGTAAAACTATCATTAGCAAAATCAACAGCAACAGAAGAAACACCAACTGTTTGTCTAGTACCACCAAAAGGAACGTCCTTGAAATGTATCCTATCTTGTACAATATTATAATCACCCTGCAATAACTTTACTGGTGCATTACGAACATGGAAAGTTTCAAACGTACCTAGAAATGCTCTATCTAATAAGACATTATTTGCCATCGTACCAAATCCAATTACTTGGATTCTCATTATCTCATCATCAATTTTTATCAAATCATATTGTTTAAATCCTCTAGTATCAGTGAATCGGACTTCCCGATTCAACATAGTATTCTCAGTTGTAGTAGCAGTACCAGTCTTTACCACTAGTGGTTGTTGTAGTACATTATCAACTGATATCATACACTTAGTGTTCTGCTTGAAGCAGTTGAACCTATGCGTAGAACCTACACCTACAGTTGTAATACCAATAGCATCACTTGATAATGCTAATGATTTAGAAGCAGCAATCTTGAATCTATTCTCATCTACCTTGATAGCATAAACTGTTGATGGTATTGTAGTACCAGCACCTATACCACTACTAGTATGATCTATACCTATAGCACTATTACCAGCAGCATTATATTCTAACTTCTCTCCAGTCACTAAGAAATGGTTCTTGATAACAAATGTATTAGAACCTAATAAAATGGTAGCAGGATCTCCTCCATCAAACTCATGTGAAAAAATAGAATCTTGTTTATGAGTTAAATTGAAGGATTTCTGAAAGCTTTGGCTTTCAGTGTTGAACTGTTTATTGACCGATCCTAACTGAAATGACATGGTTGTATTTAGAAGGTGTACGTAACGTCTGCAGGGACTTGATCTGGTTTATCTATTTTCATTTCCATAACCCTAACAATGTATGCTTTATTTGCTCTTGGTAAGAATCTCAATTGAGTTTCTCCATTAGCAAGATAAACATCTACAGCACCCACATCTCTTCTTTCCTGACCTGCATGTGTTGACAAGTTATTGTACTTGTTATAAGTTGCATTATCAGAATAAGTATTGGATGATACTAAGAAAGCAGAATACTTATTGTCAGTAGTATTATGAATCTCAACATGATATTTACATGTTGTGTAATTTGAATAAGATTTCTGGGAGATAATATTATGTGTTGGAGTAGAAGCAGAAGCAATTGTAGTATAGGTTGTAGATAATGCAGTATCACCTACCTCATATGTACCTGTTATGCCAGTCCCACTAACGGTCTGAGCAACACCCACATTCTTCATGAATGTAGAAACTGTAACTGCAACTCCTACTGGAGGTGTATGTCTCAATTTCAAAGTATTACTTTGCATATTCATATTGAACGTACCACAAGTGGTATCAGAATCCATCAAACCATAGTTGGTGTACAAGACACTACCCGTTCCATTGGCTAACCACGTAAATTCATCAATCTCTCGTTCTTGTCCAGTTGCTCTTGCTGATACTAAGATAGTTCCAGACTTGTACTTAGTAGCATCAATATGATATAGATCTTGATTTACAAGTGATCCATAAACAACTAACTGAGTTGTCTTACCAGTGATCTCCGTTCCACCAAATGATGTTGTTGCCACACCGACTGCGTTAGTAATAATCTCCTTATGGAAGGTAATATCATAACTGTAAGCAGAATTGGCAGGAACAAACAATACACTAGCAAGAGGACCAGATGTAGTTACTTCAAACTCTCCTAAGTCTTCAGCATCACTCAACTCACCATAAGTGTTGATATAAGCGTTGGTTCCATCATGGAATATAACAAATTCTGAATATTGAGTAGCATTGAAACTAATACCAGCAGAAACATCAAGAACTACCTGTGCATGATACTTGACTACGTTTACACCATCGCCACCAGGACCACCTGTTAGCATATCAAACGTATCAAGTTCTACAGATCTAACAAGATTAGGATCAGTATAGAATTGAGGACTAAGGTCATCAATATCAAGAACTCTGTTAGTGTTACAAATTATTGCATCACCAAATCTACCTGATAAGAAGGTTACTTCATCAGAGATGGTTTGTTCCTGATTAGTATTCTCAGTTACTAGATCATACTGAGATTTATCATATAAAGATGCTTCTGCATCAATCAATACAACACCACCTGCTCCTGATGATATTCCAACAACTTGTGGTGGTGTTGTTGTCACTGAATTGATAAGAAGATCGGAATGCTTCTTGAATCCAGCGATGTGTGCCAATGAATCAACTGGCTCACTCCATGAAGAAATACCAACAAAACTCTTCAATGAATATGCAAAGTTCTGATAGTAATCGTTATCCTGTACTCTCTGATAGAAATCACTTAGTTTACCAGTATCTCTTTCCCAACCAAAAGGTCTTTCTGTAGAACTATCTAATTCAAAATGACCTTCATATGCATTTGTGGATTCTATAGTACCACCAGCACTAGAGAACTTACCTTTGATAGTATCACCTGTACCAAATCCAACTAATGTATTGATACGTAATACATTCTTAGTCTTACCCTCACCCTTTACTACAAAACCTTGAGCACCACTAGAACTTACAACTGGTTCACCAGTTAGGAATTGACTCTCAACCAAATCCATCTTGAACTTAGCGATATCCTTATCATTACTTACAGTTCCATACTTTTGATAGTCATGTGTACCAGCATTCTTTTTCACATCATACGTGATAGTAGCACCATTTGCATTACCAATAGCAGTGGTAACACCAGTCAGTGTAAAGAACTCATATCCATGATCTTCAGAGTTGAATCCAAATCCTGTAGTAACACCTACGTTCTCAACAAATATCTTATCTCCAACTGCGAATGGTAGTGGGTTTGCTGTAGTAAATCCTGTAGTAGGAGTTTGAAGTCTAAGTGTTACAGTAGGTGCAGAGTATGTTGCACTAATAATACCTACACCGTTTGTATTATCAACTGCTATTAGATCATTATCACCAGTACTCAAACTACCACCTCTAGTGATAACCCTTACATCAGTAATAGAACTACCAGTCAATGTAGACTCAAACTTAGCATCTAGATTTACAGTATCAGTTTCACTGTTATAGATGACAAAGTTAGGTGTAGAGAGATAATTCTTACCTGTAGAAGTAATAGCAACACTACCAACAGAGAAGTTATCTTTCAAGAACACTACCTGTGGTACTTCTGCTTGTGGTTGTAATGTATTATCTGATGGATAGTCAAAACCAAAGTCAACTATCTGAACCTCATCAATTGCACCTATGTCACTACCAAATGCTTTCAATCCAACACCAGATCCAGTAGTAGACGCAATTGAAACATTAGGTATATCATTATAATCATAACCACCACCCTGTAATAGAATCTTACCTACAGAACCTTTTATAGTTGGAGATGAAGTTGTATAACTGATCTGATTAGCACTACTATAACCTACTCTTTCAGGAATACGATCCATCAACCACCTGAATGTAGTATCTGTTGTTGTAGTGATACTATGTGTACCGTTGAACTTACTATTCTCAACAATAATCTTAGAGTAGTCTCTTATATCTGTATTAGTTTCAATTACCTTAGTATTCTGTAGAGGTTTGAACTTATAGTACAATACATCAGGAGCCTGATCAGTAAAGTGTACTGTAGTTTTAGAATTTGCAGTACCAGGTATTCCAGTTGATTCTATTTCAATAGACGAAACACCAGATCCTACGAATGACTTATTGAAAGTTGGATCTAAGAAAAATTCTAACTTAGTATTGTCTAGAGAAACATCAGCAGTATTAATTTGTAGTTTGTTACCTCTAGGTTGTGTGAAGGGTGGATTATCAATCCACTTACTTGTATCACTTGCTTCCATACCAAGTTTTACCATCCTTGTACCAGGATCATACTTGGCTTCTACAGCACTAGTACCAGATGAAACTACACTGAAGTTTATTACATCACCTTTTTCAAAAGTATGTGTATTTTCAGTAGTAGCAGTAACTTCTACAATTCTTGCTTGTGCCTTTATTTCACCACGATCAGTTTTGAATGAATGTGTATTACCAATACTAACACCACCAGCAAGCATTACTCTCTGTAGGTCAGAACCAATACCAGACTGTGTGGTTACAATACCAACTAATGAGTTGTCTATTACTTGTAGATATAATTCTGGTGGTAATGGTCTAATGAAGTTAGCATTTACTCTCTTCATCGCATCAGTTTGATACGACATAGAAGTTCCTGCACCAGGACTATATGTTACTTTTTCACCATTCTCGAATTGATGTCTCGGTAGATATACTGTTCTTGTTGGTATAAACTTATCCTTATACTGTGAGAGAGGATTTTTCGTTGTTTGATTACCACCCTGTAGCATTACTGATACGGTGGTTCCAATACCAACACCAAAGGTCATACCATAACCAACATAACTCTCAGCATCAAAGTAGTACTGAATATCTTCAGGAGTGCTTAGGTTTATTGGATTTGATAATGGATATGTAAATTCTGTTTGGAATTTTTCAATCTTACATCCAGAAGTATGAATACCAGCAATGGTTCCATTCTGTCCTCTAAACATTTCCAACCTATTGTTGGGAACATCAAAGTTTAGTATTTTCAACTCTTCATTTTCAATCTTTACATAATCATTGACTCTAAACTTATAGATTCCACTAGACATCCAATCACTAATAAAGACGCTAGTTGTCAAACCAGACAACGCAGCACTAGTCATTGTCTGTGCCAAACCAGTGCTTACTGACCTAACATTGATCTTTGCTTTTGTTTCAAGTGCTTTATGAGTACTAGTTGATATACCAATAATCTCTATAACCGCATCATCAGGAAGACTGTGGGGGAATGTGGCAATACCTGTTACTGTCTGACCATCTACTATAAGTGTTATATCATCTATTGTAGTAATGCTAGTTGTAAACGTGGTAATACCTGGTCCTTCAACTTCAGAAACTTTACCCAAAGCACCAGTACCAGTGGTTCCTTGATTATCGAAAACTAACTTATCACCAACATTATAATTCTTACCTGTTACATTGAGACTAATAGTTTCTATAGGACCAGTTCTAGTCTTGACAATCTTAGAGTTGATATTAGTATTCTTATTAGAATTGGTTATAAACTCATATTCTGGTATGTTATATGGTTTGGTATTTCTTACTAAATCTAGTTTGATAGGATCTAAATCTTGATCAGAATCGAAACCAGTATTGAATTCATCTGGGGTAGAATAATAACTATCACCAACAATATATGGGAATACTGGTGGTCTAACTCCGTTGAATGGGCTAGTTGGGTTGTTTACAGGAGTATCTTCTAACGTACAATAATACGCATATACACCATTAGGGAACTCAGGTGTCGCAGCAAATCTACCATTATGCTCATCTAGATCACCAACTCCATCAACATATACAAAGTCCTCACAGAAGAACCCTGCTGGATATAACGTGATACTAGGACCATCTATACGTTGACTGGATAACTTGATATAACCTGATTCCAAATACTTTAGTTGTCCATCAACAACACCATATGGTCCGTATATTGGGTGACCATCATATGCCCAACCAATAATAGGTGAGTGATCTTGTCCATTATCACCTAGATTATCTCTAAGATTTCTTGGAACATAGTAGTTGATATAAGGATTACCTAGATCAGAGTCTTTTACTATACCGTAGAATCCATCATCCTCCTTTACATCACCGTACCTAGCATACCTATCAACTTGGTTTACTGTCCACTCTTTTAGATTACTATTGAATATTGCGTTTTCACCAGGCGTTTTCACCGTGATTGTAGTATTGGCTTGAGTATAAGCAGCACCCTTATTGATCATAGTGATGCTAATAATCTTACCACCAGATATAACTGCTTTTGCTTTAGCACCTACACCATCACCAGTAATAATAACTTCAGGTTCACTGAAGAAGTTCTCTCCACCACCCAGTACAAGAATCTGATCAATTCCACCATTTACAATAAATGGTTGTAAAAATGCATCCTTACCAACTACTGCTGTTATGAATGGTTTGTTATTATCATTGATTACAGTAGAACCAAACTCAGTACCTGGTTGCTTTACATGAACTGCAGTAATTTTACCTCTTATGATAGGTGAGGCAGTAGCGTTAGTTGTGCTAATACCTTGTCTACCATCTATCTCTATTGCTATAGGAGGATCTTGGAAAACGTGAATACCTAGACCAGGATTGGTAAATGGTATTGTTATTGTACTACCTATAGATGTTTTGACTCTAAATGTATTATCATCTATCTTATGAACGTAGTATTCATTACCACTTGTCAATCCACCAATAGCACTATTAGGGTTACCAGCTTGAGATTGTGCTGTATATTTGATAATTTCATCAGTTGCAAACCCATGCTTATTGATAGTTACTCTACTAGTAAATGTATTGATACCTACAGTAGATGTTGTAACTTCTCTATTCTTGAAGAACCCAACATTCTCTATCTCTACAGTATCAACTTTATTTCTTCTTTCTGTTGTTACAAATTTCTGTAAACCGCCACCACTACTTACTAAACCTATAGTACCAATACCAGCAAGTGCTTTTGTTTTAGATTCTGATATATGAATCTGATAGTCATCTATTTTTACAACATAATATGGTGCAGTATCGATTAGATTACCTGGTGTTATACCAATACCAATGGTTGTACTACTATTTGCATGGTATATAATTTCATCAGCATCCTTGAGTCCATGTGGTTCTGAGAAGACAAATCTATCTGTTGCAGTAGCAACAACACCACCAGTAGATGTTGAATCAAATTCAACTACCTGCTGACTCTTCCTCATCTTTGCTTTTAGTACAGCAGTCGTATTATTACCTCCTACAATTTTTACATTAGGCGTAGTTTCGTAATCAACACCCTTAGTATCTAAGAAAACACCAGTAAGTATACCCTCTACCTGCGCTACAACAGATGCACCTACTCCAGTATGACCAGCTTGTGTAACAGCAATGCGTGGTGGATCTACAACATTATAATCTGATCCTTGGTTGAGAACATCAACACTTTCTAAAGGACCATAACGAATTACATCTGTTGACTTGTATGAATGTGCTTCAACACCATTGACAAATAAACCAACACCACCCTGAACCGTTTTGATCTTATCAGATGAGAATTCTGGTTCATTGAACTTCTTCAATAGTTTCTGTGGTCCTAACGATGTCCCAGACACCTCGAATGGAGTCAGGAAGTGGGTAGAAACACCTGCTAAGTCATTTCCTATGAATGCAGTAAGAAACTGTCCTCTACGAACGTTTTCAGCAGTGTATGATAATTTGATTGTATTGTCATTAATTTTCCTAACATAATATGGTTGATTCTCATTGAAATTTGTTAAAGTAGATATTCCTGATGATGTATAAACAACAAGATCACCGTCATGTAAATTATGATCAGTAATGTTTATCTCTACAGTAGTCGTACTTACTCCAATATTATCGAATGATCTAATCCTTTTTTGCGGATCTATAGTCCAATGTGGTAAACTATTAGACGCAACATATAGTGTTTGATCCTTAGAATACGTATTCTGTACATCAGCAGTATATCCATCTGCGGAAAGTTTCAACTTTCTGCGAATCTTATACGATGGACTTGCACCTATAGTAGGACAGTTTACAGTAATTCTCTTAGGAAGTGCATCCCAAACAAAAGTCAATGTACCATCTAGTACAGTTCCATCAACATCAATAACTTCAAGTTCATCACCAACGTATAATTGATGATCTGCATCTAAGTCAAAGTTGTAGTTATTGGGTGATACTAAATTATATCCATCAACATTATATGTTGAGGCAGTATTGTATAACCATGTAGTCCATTTCAGTTGATCTTTTGGTTTACCTAGAGTCTTGACATTGATATTACTATCTTTCTTTTGGTTTATTGCTTCACCAACAAACTTACTCAATACACCAAGAACACGGAATTGAACCTCTTTGTCGGGATTTCCATCCTCATAAGAGTATGCAATCAATCCAGATCTAACAGTAGAACCAACACCACATGGTTCAGAAATGTCTATTCCTGTAAACTGTGTATAGTTTTTACCTGTATAATCTATTTGTATATCTTCATATGACAAAGTTCCAGTAGAACCAAATCCAACAGTAGAATCAACATTCAGTATTGTCGAACCAGAAGGAGCACTTTTGGTTATAAATGTCTTACCTGCTTGCTTGAACTTACCAATGGTAGTTCCTCTTGATACACCAATCTTATAATATGACTTATCACCAACTACAGAACGTTCTACATTGTAGATAGAACCGCTACTTTGGAGTGGAGTAGTATCCTGAATCAAACTTTGTCCTTCAACTTTGAGTGGATCTCCAGTAATAAGTTCGCAGATTAGAACATCATTGACAATGTAATCTGCATCTGATGGTTTAACTAGGAACTTAGATGGTTGAATCATTTCAACCTTCTCACCATATAACGCAGCAAATAGTATTTTGAACGCTTCCTCTGTACCTTTAGACTTATAGAAGTCTTTTGCCTGTCTTATAAAATTACTTTGATTCAGTTCTTCATCAAGATTTCTATCAACAAATCCTGGTAATACTTGTTCTTTTAGTTTCTTTCTAAACTGTGTTAGAAAAACATTAGATAGATTGGTAACTCTGGCATCCACAGGATGAGTACCAATACCACTATTAGTAAAAGTAAGATATTCTGGCGAGTTAGTTTTAGCATTATTCTCAATTCCACTAAACCCACGAACGCATCCTGTAAAGGATGTATCTGTCTTACCTGTATATGTTATTATCTCATCATTGATTTTTAACAATCCCCATTGATTCGGCCAACCTGAAGTTGAATCAACGTTAATCGTATCCTGTTTACCATTGGCATATTCTGATACCGATGTGAACCCAATCAGGTTCTCCGTGTTTAGGAAATTGAGTCCTTTATACTCTACTAAATTATGAGCAATATCTACCGCACCCCCTTGATGTTCTTGGGAAAGGTAGTATTGTTTTAGAAACTCACCGAATAGGGGGCTCTCGTTATCAATGGATTCAGGGACTTGGCTCTGAATAACCTCATTGATTTTGACCTTGGTAAAAGATGTTGTTATCATTTATCGAGTCTTCTTACCGTTTTGGTAACTAGATTGTGGATCATATCTTGTGCCAGAAGTATTAGCACCTGATGATATAGAGTCTTCTCTCATGTAGAAATTACTCTTGGATACATCAAACTGTAAATACAACTCTTTACGTGCCAGAACATCATTTGATAGTGGAACTGCTTGCACTTCGATGATGTTATCTGATTCTGTGGTAGATGTTATATTGGTAGTATCTATAATGATTTCACCCTTCTTATAATCAACACTTCCGAATGAATCAGATATTATGCTAATCTCAGTGTCAGAAGTAATTTTGAATAAGAATAAAGTACCCTTATCAGTTCCTTCTATAACACTATCTGAGAAGTAAACTGTACCTTCAATACCAGATACTGTAAATCCAGTAGATTTGATATTGTAGTTACTTTCTCCACGATAGAATTCATTATCAAAACATAGCTCGTATTGAGCAAATTGATCTATTTGTGCTTCAAGGTTTCTTCTTATTCTTACAGTAGTAATGTTTGATGTGATAGAAGTACTAACATTATCAACCATTGCCTGTATCTTACTATACTTGAATCTACCTCCAAACTTGTTCAATTCCATTCCAGACGCAAATGCAGTAAGAGAAGTGATCACATCACTCTTCAAGTTCTCCTTATCACCTACAAAGTTTGCGTTATAATACACATAACTATCAATTTCAACATACAAGAACTTGAGATCTATCAACTCAGGAACAATTCCTGCTACAGAATAACTTTTTAGAGATCCTAAAATCTGTTTTTTAGTAAACTCGGATAAGAATGAACCATTTTTAGGTTTAGAAGCGATATAAACCCTACCATATTTCGGTGGATCTAGCTCTTCACCGCCAAATGCACTTATAGATTCGATATTTGGGTATACTGAAGGTATAATTGCTTCATAATCAGACGCTGTTACTGCCCTATGCTGTGCAGAATACACTCTAGGAGCGTAATAACGAAGACTTCTAATGTCTTCTATGTCATCACCATTCTCAGATGGGAAGTTAGGAGTGATAGCAGAGAAGTATCCAGATAAATCTGCCCCATCTTGATCGATAAGAGTACCTGAGAACTTCAATGCTGCTACACCATTACCTTCTTTACCTTCTGTCTTGATATAACTGATATCTATTACATTACCATTAGACAATTTCTTACCAAAGATACCATCACCAAATAAAATCTCATATTTCTCATCAGTAGTTTCCTGAATCAAGTAGATATTAGATGTTGAAGTGATACCAATAATATTATCTACTAACTTATACTCAGTTATTGTTGTACTAGCATTACTGTCTCTAACATTTACTCTAATAGTAGATGTATCTACGCTATTGTTAGGAAGAATAAAGCGTTGATTGGGCTGTGAATCATTTATAACGAACTGAGTCTCTAAGAACTGACCTTGATATATGTCTATCGTACCTTCAGAAACACCTTTTACAGCAGCAGTAGTAACCTTCTCTGGTATAGAGAATATGTAATTGACATCATTTACTCCACCGTTTGCTATAACACCTGGTTGGAATGTAATAGTAGTAGCAGACGTACTGATACCTGTTAGGTTGAATGTTGCTGTTGTAGTTGCTGACCTTTTCGATCTTGGAACATAACCAATATTACGTGCAAGAGATACAACGTTTTCTCTAAGAGTTGCTGAGTCAATGAATGTCTCATTGACAACCATGTTTGTATTATATGCAGTAAGATATGAATTATACGCTAATAGATTTACAATAACAGATAAGTTAGAACCCTCAAAGTCCATGTCTGAGAAGTTTGAGTTCTCTCTCAGGTAGTCTTTGATCGAAGATTTTATATCCTCAAAATTTAAATTGGTGAATTGCTGTAGTGCCATTATAGCCTTGTAGGTTCTAGTACGAAGGAAATTGACTGAGTAGGTGCTGACAATCCAACTAAGTCATAATTTATGGTAACTTCTAAAGAATTATTATCTGGTTCTGAAACCACCTTTACATCCTGTAAAGCTATTCTAGGTTCCCAGTTAGATAATACTAACTCAACCTCAGATTTTATTGGATCAATAAACGAATCATCAGCCAGTTCAAATAAAGCATCAGTAACTCTAGTTCCTAATAAAGGATTGAAGACAGTTTCTCCAACATGAATCCGCACCAAATTTTGAACTGAACGCTTTATAGCATCTTCGTTCTTCAGTACAGGGATATCACGAGTAACAGGGTGTTTGCTAAAGGACAATGAAATGTCTTTGAAACCTTGAGAAAACCGTTGTATGGCCACTAGTTGTTACGATCTCGGTCTATTTAGTTCTATTTAGAGCAAAAAAAAGACCCTCTATTGAGGGTCGTCTTCATAACCGAGGTATTTGACTTCTATTTCTTCAGGATGGGGAAACCCAGTCTTATAGAATTCATCAGCTAATTCTTGTGTAACGTCTAGCATTTCATCTTCTGTTATTTGAGATAAAACCCTTTCCCCACTAACGTATATATCATACAAATCCATACATCCATGGCATGTTTAACTGTATCTATATAATTCTTGTTTTCTCATGACCTACACGACACTGAGGATCACACCATATTTCGAACCCTGCCTTGATAGCATCTAAGCAGAAAGAAACATCTTCCCCACACATATCCTGAACTTCACCTGAATCAAACACCTGCATTTGAGGTGCAAACCAAGGGTAAGTTATTTCCTTATGTTCAAAGACTCCATGCTTGATAAGTAACCAACCAAAACCTGCATAGTCTACAGTAAATGGTTTACGACGTTTCTGAATGCCGTCTACCATCTCATGATTCATTACCCCACCATTCTCTTTGAAATCATCTTCTTCCAACCAGTGAGCAACGGATGTCGTTTGACCGTCTTCCGTAGCATACCAACCGCCAGCAATATCTTTGTCCATTGCAAGTACACGATAAAATGACTCGTTGTTAAACACGATGTCACTATCGATCCATAATTGATAGTCATATTGAAGTTTTCCGTCCCATGGTAATTGATCTGGTCCTCTCAAAACATTCGCACCTAAGCACTTACAACGTGCAAAGTTTACCATAGATGAATAGTCTTGAGATATTTGTATACTTGCACCATTCTGAACTAGTTCAAAACAGAGAGATACAAAGTTCTTTAGAAAGATATATGAAACATTTCTACCTGGTAAACAGAAGACTATGCTCTTTCCTTTGAGCATCTCCTTCGCTGCTTCCATATCGAAATCATCTTTCTTGTCAGTTTTAGGTGGAGTACTTACCACCTTGAATCCTTTAGCCATACTATTTTGGGTTGCAATCCAAGTTCATTATATCAGATTATATATGTTCTATCAACTCCTTTACTTTATCTGCAATCTTTTGATGACCTTTAGCAGAAGGATGACCACCTCTTACACCCTGAGCATAGTGTTGGGGATATTGTCTCATCAAACCTAGTATCTCCATATTCAACATGGTGCGTGGTATATCTTTACACAACTTCCTCCAATGACCATATCCTTTTTCAAACATACGGTCAGGAAAGCGAATAGCATCATCATAATGATCTGCTATCAAAGCAATATACTTCTGACCACTATTCTTACAATAAGAATCCCATAGAAACAAGTTCTTCCACAAGTTCTCTACACCAATCTGATCAGTGTATACATCCTTGTAATATACTTCTTCCTTTTTAGTTCTTATCTTCTGAGGTGTTAGTCTTTCTATATTACCTTCTTCACCGAATAGTTCTAATCGTTGATGCACAGTAAACTGCATGACAACAATGTCTACAGACATCTTGCCTAACCAGTCTATTGTATTCCTAACAATATGATCATTACTTACTCCACATTCACCCAGATTGACGGATCTAGGACTGACTAAGTTACTAAAACGTTCACTAAGTCGATTATGTAGTTCATCACCCCAAGTAATACTACATCCACTAAACAATAATGAAGATTGAGTCAATGATAATCCTCTCCAAGCAGCATAATGTGATTTGTCCAATCAGGTGCTTGTTCCGTTTGTTATATCACTCTTTACTTTATTCTTAAATTTCTCTTGAACTAACCATCCACCTCTAGCACCAACAAATCCTGTAGGTCCTAATGTAGAGATACCAGTTCTTATGACACCAGCAGCAGTTCTATGGAATGTAGTTCCTGCTCCTATTACATCAAGAGGAACAGCCTGCAACATCTTTTCAGTGCCTTTATCAATAGCAACCTTTAGACTAGTTGCGTTACCACTCTGGAAGAGATCAGGTAATGTACCACCAATACCAACAGTTCCTCTGGTTAGAACCTGCCATTCCCATTGTGAAGGAGTACAAGTTGTATCCCATTGTACAAGAAGTCTGGTATCGGTTGCAAAATTTCGTGCGTCGATTGCCATTATGTCAATATATCCGTCGTATTATTTAGTCCTGATTATATTTCCTACAATTACAAAGCGTTCATCTAAGTCTCTTCTCTCATCTACACCATGTAATGAGTAACTAGGGAATACTATCAAATCCCCCGAACTCTGAAAGAATGGATATATTTTTTCATCCCCTTTCTTGAAGTAAAAACATTTCTGTTGAGGAACCTTTACAAAATGAACCCATGACAAAATATCCTCGGAGTTACTATAGTGGTCATGCTCTTTCATATAACATCGTCTACCTTCTTTTGACAGTTGACCCCATATAGAATTGAAAGAATATATCCTACGTTTCCCATACAGATTGAATAACTTCAATATCTCTATAAGTTTAGGTGTATATGTAGATACTAATTCAGTGTCTAAGTGTCCTTGCTCATTCTTATAGTATCCAGTCCAATGCTCACCAATAGGAACAGACTTTGATGTCTTAGAACGGACAAGTCCATTTCTAACATCATCATTACTAAGATTACGACCACTAACAGAAACATCCTGCTGATCAAACAGTTCCTTATAGAAGAAGTCATCCTTATACTTCTCTAAGAAGTAATCCTCCTTACCATGCTTCCAAGTTTCAGTGTGAATCCACATGTTCTATAATAAATTCAGCGATCTTCTTATGTCCTTCGGGTGAAGGATGCTTGTGCTCCAATAGAAGACTCTCATCCTGTATTATATCACGATGCATACGTGTTGGGAAGGGCATCGTCTTCCAGTGAGCATCTATATCTAAATCATCAGACCAAAGGTCTGCTATTAGAGCAATGTATTTCTGACCTACACTCTTACAGTAATTATCGAATAAGAATATGTTCTTCCAAGTATTCTCTACACCAGTACGTCTATTATAGACATGTTTGTACCACTGGTTACGAGCAAAACTATTATAGTTCTTCTTATTTCTATCTGTTGGTGTCCAGTGGTGCTCACGACCTCTGTCATCAATCCATCTATATCTTGATGGTATTGTAAACTGTATTATCACCCAATCTATCTCATTCCTATCAATCTGTTTGATGGTAGAACAAGTTATCCTATCATTACTCCTACCACACTCTGCATGATTATAATCTTCTACACCATAATGATCACAAACAATCTTACTATAACGATCATCAAGATTATCTAATTCACCACCCCAAGTGTTACTACATCCATCAAAGTACAGTGACATCATATGTTTCAGAAAATAATTTAGCATCTTTGATGGTATTGACCATCGGTTTACCTCTGACATTCAGAGATGTATTCAATAACACAGGACAACCAGTACGTTCGTACCAGCACTCCAGTATGGGTCTCAGAACACTGTTTGAGGTTTCTGGAACTGTTTGTACCCTTGCACTGTTATCAACGTGTATACAGGCAGGGATGTCCTCTGGACGCTTGCACTGATATGTATAAGACATATACCTAGAATGTTCTGGCATATCAAACCATTCTTGACAATGCTCTTCTAGGATAGCAGGAGCAAACGGTCTAAACTTTTGACGTTTCTTTATCTCATTTACATGGTCTTTGTTTTCAATTTGGCGTGGATCCGCCAATAAACTTCTATTACCGAGAGCACGAGGACCAAACTCAGCACGACCATTGGCCACACCACAGAGCTTATCATTGAGTATAACCTCAACAACTTCCTTCGGATCCAACTCCTTATTGATATTATATCCCAAGTAGGGAGTAAATTGAACTTTCTTTTCATATGCAAGTAAAGCAGCACCTAAAGCACCTCCAGCATCACCAGGATTAGGCATAATCCATATTTTGTGATCGCTGAATCTTCGTTGTAATTTTGAGTTGACTACACAGTTGAGGGCAACACCCCCACCATAACATATGTTTTTACTGTATTGTGAGGCAAGTTGGAAGATCTCAGTCAACTCTTCTTCCAGTACAACCTCTGCACTCATTGCTACGTCTACCTTTTCGCCTTCTAGTCCACGTATACCTTTATGATTATTGCGTAAAAGTAGCTCTCGTAACTCCTTGGTATGACTGGGTTTTCCGAAGGCTGCCATTCCCATGAAGATATATTCTTCATCTAATGGTCTCAAACCTGCCCATTTAGTCAAAGCAGAGTACCATAACCCAATAGAGTCAGGATATCTTCTAGACCAAACTTTCTTGTAGGTTGCTTTACCTTCGACCATCTTAGCAATCCATATGCTAGAACAGTCCCATTCACCTATACTATCAACAACTACACATACTGCCTCATCAAACACAGAGGTTTGAAATGCTGCAGCAGCATGTGACTTATGATGATCAAAGTAGACAGTTGGTTTTAGAGATAGTTCTCTATGTCTCCATCCTACTTTTTGACCAGCATATATCTGTCTCGTTCTTTTCCAGAACGGATTTTCATAAAAAGCGACAACATCATCTAAGATATTCATACCTCTTGCAGTAGTAACTGCTTCGAGGTCTAATCGCTTGTCATGTTTTCTTTTTGAGTACCTTTCAGAATGTGCAGCATAACTGATAGTGTTCTTGTGAACAACAGCAACAGCAGCATCATGAAAGCCTTCAGAAAAGCCTATCATGACTAATCATCTTCTTCTTCGTAAATATAGGGATCTTGGCGACGTAATTTCCAAAGCTTATACTCGCCTTTGATCCAATGCCATAGTTTTTTCATAATACATAGGGTGAGTGTATGGTATTTATGCGTCCAGTTTTACATATCAATGCAGGAGTAGGATGGTCAGCAACCAAACCACTATGCTATACCTTAGAGAAATCAGGGTATGCAAATAGAGGTTCGACCACAGAAACCAACATGTTATATTACATCTATGAGAGGAAATATAAACCTGACCATGCACAATACTACTGGGAAAATGACCATAGACATCGTGGGATGGATTTTGTAAAAGAAGATACAACTCTAAACGATTATATCAAATATATCAAGAGTAAAGTTACAAATGGTTATCGTGGTGTGTCAGACTTCTCTAACAGTAATGCAGATCTTCCTGCATCCTTTTTGAAGGAAATAGCACCAGTATTGACAAAATATTTTGATGTAACTGTCACTACAATATGGAGGAACCCAGTAAGGAGATCATACTCACAAATATCAAACTGGTACAAGCATCTCACTGATAATGCTAATGCACCTGAAGTATGGAAACTAAGGGATCCTGAGAAGTTAGAAAAGTGGAAAAGGATAGGAGAAGAGCATGACAGTATATCCTATTGGAAGACACAGATAAGTAAACCCTCGCACTTATGCCCAGACTATGTTACAATATATAAGAATTGGGCGAGTGCATTTCCTAAAGTCATGCCATTGGTAATGGAGGAAATGTGGGGCGATGCTAGAGCAAGAAATGAGTTATCTTGGTTCCTTGGTTGCGGTATTGGTGAAATGCACGAAAACGTCTACTATCCAGAAAGAGGAACTAGTAGACCCGAAATAAAAGGTTTAGGAGATCAATGGAGATCTGACATGCAAGATCTCTCTGAAGAGGATCTAAAGTATGGTAGAAAGAAACTAGACTGGTTATATGATAGATGGTATAATGAGTTTGGATATATTCCTAATCTATGGATACATTAGTAATATCTGCAGGAATTGAACATTGTGGTTCTGCTTCATTGTGGTACACTCTATATGAAAATAATATCGTACATACAGGACATTTCAAACAATCCAAGTATTTAAGGGCATTAGAAAAGGCAGATAACAGTATTCGGTCAGTATTCAACCAAAAGTCGAAAATGCCCTTTCAACCGAATAGAATGAACCGAGATCCTGGAAAATGGACTCAAGAAGAACGGGATGACTTTTTTTACGAAGATTTTCATATTGACCGATATATTGAGTATTATAAACGTGTAAAAGAGAAAACTGGGTTTCCAATGGTAGGAGACTTCTGTAATCTCAATTGTGACCTTACCGAAGACTTTATTCAAGAAATATCTCCAAAACTCAATTCTGCTTTTGATGTAAAGGTTTTATTGCTTTTGAGAGACCCTATTAGAAGATGGTGGCATCATAGTCATTGTCAAGGTCGTGGATACGAAGAATCGTACTTTAAAGGTGAATTATCTGACAATTGCTTCTATGCCGAGATATATCGAAAATGGAGGGCATCTTTCCCCGATATCCATGTAGTAATCATGGAAGACTTCTTTTCTGGGCATACTGATGAATTATCGGACTTTTTAGATTATCCAATCAAAACTATTCATCGTAATGCTCTTATGGAACCCATAATACCACATTATCCAGAATTACGTTGTCAATGGCGAAGTAGTGCTAGACCAATCGTATTTAAAGACCTAACACCCGAATTAGTCGAATATGGGAAGGAAGCGTTTGAATGGATCTACCAAGACTGCCAAGAAGAAGGAATATACCCAAAGTACTCTTCAAACTCTTGGTATATGTGACTCATCATAGTTTTTGCTACTTCTAAAGAATTTTCATCCATTTCTTCTTTTACAGACCACTGATCTTTTAGATGATCCATCTTTTTGAAGTTTATACCTCTTTCTGGATAAAAGACATTCTCATGCACCTTTGTAATCGGATATTCAAGAAAATCGGATAATTGAAAAGGATCTTCCCAAAACTCTTCCATAATCACTGGCATGAACCTAGCACCCCATACATCTTGCCATCTTTTACATATACCAACATAATCACAATATAAACTTGCCTGATAGTGTTTTATGTGATCATATTTTGGATTATTCAACTTATCTAAGAAAGTACTGTTTCTTTTAGATAAAGAGTACATTCTACGAATAGGATCTCTCAATATAACAGTACACTTGACATCAAAGTGTTCTAACAGTTTATCTCTGACTATTTTTAGATGTTCTTCTGATATAGCAGCATTACTGTTAGAGAAGTCTGCTACAGACTGATAATCACCTTTTATGTGTTCCCAGTTCTTTAGTTGGTACTGAATATACTTTTCAATCGTATATGGTGGTTCAAAAGCATCAAGTTTCCATTTCCACTCGTTTAAGACAGATGGTTTCTTTATATCGTCTGTATTATAAGAATGTAACTTACTAATCTTCTCAACATAGATATCCCACTCTTTTTCAGTTGTAATAAGGTAATGTAGTTCTTTTTTATGACCTGCATGGCAATACTTTTGATCTATCGATAAAGTATAGTAAAAAGGTGTTGTGGCAGCATGATTGATTCCAGCATTGAGTAGTAACTTAGGTTTCATGCCAAATACCCCATTTCTCAGGTATATGTCCGAAAGTATAATTGAATGCTTTATAAATGTGATCCATATGCTCTCTAGCGTACTCCCAAGTCTCTTTATCCAAATCTACCTTGTCTGATTGCCACTGATCACACAATCCTTCATACTCAGGTGCTTTAGTACCCATTTCTGGATAATAGCAGTTTTCATGAAC